AATGTTTGAGCTGATGCAGATGTCGTTAAGTGTATCATACTTATATAACGTATAAACTTTGAATTTTGTGTATAAAAAAAGGGAGTCCGAAAACTCCCCTTTGAAACAAAACTAATCTATTTTATGAAAACTTATATAAATATAAGAAATTAATTTTAGTTAGGTGTTATTTTAGTACCTTGAGTAGCACCTGTAACAACTGTAGATACTGTAAAGTCTGGTGGTGCAGTTTCTTGTGCAACAAATGTTAAAGAGTAACCAGAAAGGTCTCCCATAGCTGCTCCACTTGAAAAAGTACCAGAAGTTAATTCTGCTCCGTGTACTTTACCTACTAAGAAATAATTACCATTGTAGTCCTCTACCCAAATGTGTGGTCTAGCTACTGCAAGAAGTTTAATTTCCTCTTGTGTTTCTTTTTCTAAGAACGTAAAGTTAAGTGTTAATGTGCTTTCGTAGAATGTTGTTCCGTTTTCTCTAGATGAAGTAACAGCAGTTTCTAAAGTAGAATTTCCTTTGATGTCAAACTGCATTACTGTAGGAGTTCCACTAATAGCTGAGATTTCATTAGATGCGATTGTGATATCACCTAACGTACCGTAATCAGCAAAGTAAACGGACTTTAATCCACCTACTCCTGATTTACAGGGTAAAGCTCTACCTTTAGTTAATAAACAAGCCATAATTTATTGGTATTAAAAAAAGGGTAGGCAGAATACTACCCACCCCTTTATATGTTAGTTAATTTAATTTATTAGTCGTAAAGAACTACATCAGCACCTACACCGATTTGGCATCCTGCTGTATATCTCATTACTACTCTTACGTTTTGTGATCCATCGATGTCTGACATATCAATAACTTTAACTTCGTTTCTGTCGTTTAATAGACCTGTTCCGAAGAATAAGTTAGAGCTTCTTGCAGCGATTGCTTGGTTATCTCCAAAACCTGAAGATGGATAAACTTTCACGCCATCAAAGAATAAGTTATTTAACGATTGGTTAGTACCTTTGTTGTCATAACCTGCTGCACCTAAACCTGCACTTCCGAATCCACCTAAAGCTCTAATGTAAGCTCTGTAGATGTTTTGTGATACATAAATGATTAGGTCATCAGCTCCGTAAACTCCTGATGGAATAGCATCAACGATTTTACCTAATTCAGTAATTACGTTAGCTGCTGTAACTGTTCCTGCTGTAACATCTACTACATCACCATCATTACCTGCTAATGTTACAAAACCATCGAAGTTACCCTCTCCTGCACTACCACCCCAAATAGAAGTTTCAGTTGCACTTGCAACCTCTGCTGCTACTCTTGCGATAACGAAGTCAGAAAATAATGGAGGTAAGTTGTCAAAAGCAGAGAATCCCATTTGAGCAGCTTCCCAATCAGCGTGTAATTCTTTCTTACAGATCTGTAGGTTAACTTGTAATTCAGTTGGTGTTAATACTTTTTCAGTTAGTGTAAGACCTGAAGTCGTTGAATCGAAATCACAGTCAGCACTTCTTACTAAATTTGAGAAAGCCCCTACTTTCATAGCAGCTTTGTACTTAATGTTAGGTAGAATAGTAATAGCAGCATCATCTAAAGTTTTTGCTGTTAATAAAGATGCAGCAATATATTTACCTGCAAATTCTCCTGCATAACTACTACCTGTAATTGTTGGATTTGGCATTTTATTTAATTTTAATTGTTGGTTAATTTTTTCATTACTCTATCTAAAGCAGTTTCTTTTCTGTTTTGACCGAATCTTACTTTAAACTCTTGTTTAGCTTCAGGATTGTGAGTGATTGGCTCTACAGCAGGAGTTTCGCTAAGTTCTTGTTTTACTTGCTCCTCTACTTGTGCCATTTCTTCTTTTTTCTCCTTTAGCTCGTTAATCATACCTTTGATCTCCTCAACGGCTGATTCAAATTCTTCTTTTGATACATAAGCCATTTCTTCTTCTTCAGCTTCCACTTCTTCTTCTGCTGACTTAATCTCTCCGATAATTCCCTCCTCGCTTACTACTAAGATTTGACCATCTTCCATTTGATATTCGCCTACAGGTACTGCTACTCTTTCATCTTCAGTAACAATAAAGATTTCGTTTCCTGCTTCAAAAGCCTCAGCTTCTAATACTGTACCATTATCAAGTTTAGCTTGTGCTAACTCGACTTTCTCTTGAGATTCTTCAGTAGCTTCTTCTAATTGAGTTTCCTCAACTTGTTCTTCTACTTGCTCTATTTGCTCCTCTCCTAAGAAAGTTTTGATTTTGTTTAAGATTTCTGTTGATTTCATATTACTATAACGTGTTAAAATTTATATTTGCATTTTTATTATTTTACTAAACTTATATTTTTGACTAATTATATATTATCCTGTTGTGCTCTTTGTATTAATTTAATTACAGACCGTATGTTTTTAAATTTAAGAGATAATAATTTGTCAGCCGAATCAAGCGTATTTAACAATCTATCTGCACCTAATTCTTTTGCCATTTGTCGTAGTTTGTCGCTTTCTTTTTGTTTAGCTTCGACATCTTGCATTTTTTTGTATAGCTTATTTTCAAGTTTGTTTGCAAATTGCACTAAATCTGCAAGTTCTTCAAATGGATCTGTATCGCCTCCTTTAGCATAATTTAATAAATCATCAATTTTTGACAACTCTACTTTCTCTGTGCTAAATAGCATCTTGCTTATACGTTTACTCATAACTTATATTTTACCGATTCCTTGATTTATTATATTACCCTTACAGCACTTTACTGAATAGGTTTCATCTTTACATAAACAACCTCTACGCCCTCCTCTTGGACTTGTCTTACTTGGTGTTTCAAATTTTTTCATTAATAGATGTCTGTTAGTTTTCTTGCTATTGTACCTAAAACTGCTACTTGTCCTGAAGCAATTTTTAATTCTTTTTTTGCTTTTTCAATGTCTGAGTTTTTGCCAATACCTAATTCTTTTAATGCTTGTTCTGCTTTATCAATGCCATCTTTTAGAGCAATTATTTTTTGATTTAATGGTTTAGCTGCTGCATCAACTTTACCTCTTAATGCTTTTGCACCATCTACAGCAATACTTAATGCATCTTTCCACTCAGATTCTATATCAGAAGAAACTTTTTTAACCTCATCGATTAAACCTAACTCTACTCTCTCTTTGCTAAATAGCATTTTACTTATTCTTTTACTCATCTTCCTTGTCCTTTATAGGGTTTTTTATATTTGTTTTGTCCTACACTTGCATTTTTGCTGTGTGGATGTGATTTTCTTTTTGGTTTTATATAAACACTAACTATCTTTCTCGCCATCTTTAATAATTGCTCTAATGACAGCTAATTTTTGTTCTGCTTCTTCTTCAAAGTCGTTTACAGGCTCTTGTGGTCTTTCCATTTTATCTGCAAAGTAACCCTCTATACTGAAACCTTTAACCTTGCCTGTTTTGACAAAGTTGTTCCATATTTCATCGTTGTTTACTTTAACAGCACCCATCCAAGTACCTACAGGAACATTTAAACCATACTTACGACTTTTATCGTGTACCTCATCTTCTACTAACCAAGATTCTACTAATGTTAGTCCGTTAATCGTATGTTGGTGTTCTAAAGTAGCTTTAGATTGATTTCCGTTCATTAAATAAAGCTGTGATGCTTTTTCTACTGTGTCCTTAGAGAAATATATGTAATATTCTTCTTCTCCTTTTCTACGATAGATAGGTTTGTTAGGGATCAGTAAAGCACCCATAAGAATACGCTTATCGTTATCTACCTCAGCAAGTTTTATTTCTTCGCTTTTTAGTGCGATAAAATCTTCTTCTATTGCAGGATTCTCAACTACAGAAATAGCTTCTATCCCTGTTAATTCATCATCCCCTAATATTAGTTCAACGATTCTCATATATGTATAACGTATTAATTTATTTTTTTGTTTATCCTAAACTAGCACTTGTTACAATATTTCTATCTAACTCTTGTGCTGTACTAACATCTCCAGAAACTACAAATGCTCTTGGTGGTGGTTGATTGCCTAAAAGCTCTGCTAGTTGATTTGTGCCTGTAGCTCCTACTGTACTAAATTGTGGAGGTAGTGATGGTGTAGTTGCTGCAGGAATAGCAGGTGTTACATCTCCTGATGCTCTTGCTCCAATACCTGCAGGTGGTTGAGGTGGTTTAGTTGAGGCAATCTTTTTAACATTAGCAATACCTGTTGCGATTACTGCTGCTGCACCAATGAATCCAAATATACCACCCTGTGCTAATGCTTTGTCAGCACCTGCATAAGTATCTTGGATTGCTTGTGCTATTGCTATAGCTTTACCAAACTTAGAGTTTTTACCTACTATAGTTGCTAAGTTTCCTAAAGTCTGTTTAAATTGATTTTCTTTTGATTTACCTAAATCTTTTTCAAGTTTTACTTGTTGTCTGTCTGTTGCTTCTTGGTAAGCTATTAGTTCATCTTGTGCATCTTGAAATGCTTGAGTTCCTTTTTCATAAGAATTAACTTTCATTTGCAATCTCTTTTCCTCAACCACTCTTTCTTTTTCAAGATTGTCTATCATTGTTTGTATTCTTGTAACTTCGTTCTCTTGCATCTCAGCATTAAAATCTCTTTCTGCTTTTTGTCTTTCTGCTTTAGCATCTGCACTACTTAACTCTAATTCTAACTTTTCCTTTTCTAACGCTGTAGCATTTGATTTTTGTTCTGACAGAAAACCCTCTATTTGCGCTTCTACTGCTTTCTTTTCGTTTTTTGCAGATAGTAAGGCTAAATAATCTTCTTCTTTACCAGATAAGTCAAATTGTGCTTGTGCTTGTTGAATCATCAAGTCAACGTTTTCAAGCATTTTTTCTTTTTGATCTTCAAGTGTCTTTTTTAATTCATCATTAGCTTTTATTCTATCATCTATGTTTTTTAAATCGTTATCTCTTATTTGTCTTTGTTGCTCTGCTTGTCTGTCGTATTCTTCTATTAAACCTTGATTTTCTATTCTTGCTCTTTCAGCAGACTTTCTTAATTGTACATTAGCTTTTACATTTTCTGCTATTGACTTAATGCTTATTTTTCCAACACCCTCAACTACTTGACTTCCTGCTTCGCCTACCTCTGAAACTGCTTCTCCAAAATTCTCAACAATATTTTTTAAACCCTCTGCACCTGTGTCTAGTGTTTCCCCTATGTCCTGTCTAGTCTGTTTAATTGATTCGTTAAGTCTATCTATAGTTTCTGTGTCTCCACTTCCAAAAAAAGATTCTTCCCAAGCTAACTGAGCTTCTTGTAAGCCTAGTTTAATACCACTCCAAATTAATTTAAAAGGTGTTAAAACTACATCTAATATACCACCCATTACTTTGCCTAAAGCATCGAAACCATCTGTTGTAGAAGTTACATTATTGTAGACATCAACTAATACTTTAGATATCTCTACAAATACTTGATTGATAGTACCAATGACAACCTTAAAGGTGTCAGCAACTTGTTGATTGCTTTCTATTGCACCTTTTAATAACTCAAATGCTTTTTGCACTAAAAATATAACTCCTCCTGCTTTACCTATTTCGCCTAACGCTTTACCAAAACTCCTAGAACTCTTTTCAGCTTTCTTTTGTGTTTGTTCATTTTCTTTAAGCTCTTTCTTAACTTCTTCTAATTCTAGTTTTAGTTCTTTCACTTGCTTAATAGCTTTTTCTGCTGTCAGCTTAATTTCTGCTTCTACTATTGTTGCCATAAGTCTCTTTTAAAATTTTTATACACTTCCTTTATGCTTTCAGGGTGTTTGTATTTACCCTTAGCTATTTTTATGTTTTCTGTTTCGCCTTTTGCATAAGGCAATAAGTCTAATATATTTTTTATCATTATGTTAATACACTATTTGTATATGCTACTTTTTTTACTATCAATTCTAATTCTGATTTACCTGTCGTTAGGTCTGTTTGTATTGTGTTTATATAATACTCTTGTCCATTAATTACTATAGTATCATTTACACTATAGTTTAGAATAAAACTTACAGGTAGATGAGCTGATATTTTGATAATCCTACCATTCTGATTATATGTTTGCACAATGTATTGCTGATAAAATCTACTAAACAGACTATTACTATTTATATCTCCATTAAACTCATCATATTCAGCTCCGAAGTTTAAGGTGTGGTTTTCATTACTAGATACGTTAGAGGGTGCATTGTAACTTGTGTAATGTGATGAGGTTACTGTATAAGTACTTGAATTAACTACTCTATTAAAAAATATATATGGTTTTCCTAAAGTTGTTTTACTGTCTGCATCAACCCACCAAGACTCAATATTATTTGTTTCGTTTCCGTGATCATCTACTAAATTAATTAATACAGTTCTCTCAAAAGGAACATCTAAATTAAATGCTTGACCATCATATTTTTCAGGAGCTGAGTATCTTAAATCTCCAAATACTTGAGCATAATTATTAACAAACCTCAAACTTGTTTGGGTAACAGGATCAGAATATTTAAAGTTTATTTGATTATAAGGAACAGGTCTGTCTATAGTGCTTTGTGTTATATCAACGTATTTTGTTATATCTCTCTCTACTCCTAAAGTCATATAGTCATCAAATGTCTGTACATATATTTGTGAACTACCTTTTTTAGTGTAAGCAACTAAATTGAACATCTTAAATAAACCTGTTAAAAAATCTATAACTTTCATCTTAGGCAAATAGTCTTGTATGAAAATCATATAAGCTAATTGAAAAGCATTGTTACCATAGTAATGCTGTGTTGTTACGCCATTGACAGTTTTATCTATTTGTAAGCCAAAGTTAGCTAAGGTGTTTAAGGCTGTAAAAGATATGGCTTGACTTGTATTGTTATTAAACCTGATTTCAGGATCAAATACTCGAGCTGATAGGTTGCCACTTGTTAAGCCTTGAAATCTTACTACCATAGCTGTACTCGTTGTTTGCCTGTTTTGTACCCCTAGCAATTCGTTTGTTGTTTTGTCTCTAGAAATTATTTCTATTGGAACATTTGCTGCACTAGCTATAAATCGAAATCTTAATGTAAAAGACTCTCCCTCGTTTATTGTAAGTTTACCCCCAGACAATACATCCCCTGATCCACCTAAATAAGTATAATTATTTAACGTTTGCTTTACCCCTAAAGATGTGTAGTTAATACCAAAATATTTTGTAGTTTCATCTAGAGCAGTATAAGGTGTTTTTTCTCTATGTAACCAGAGATATAATTCATCAAACATATCACTCCCAAAGAATGTCTTAATACTACCCTCATCAGCCATATTGAAGTCTATGTTATACTGTGTTTCAATAGCTTCTATTACACGCTTAAGTTTTATTGCAGGTTTTAGATCTTTTCTTAAGATTGTCCAATTTATGTTTTTTAACTCGTTAGTGCTTGGCGTATCGTAAGTGTAATATTTTTCTAAACTAATCAAGGGTACTACTATATTACGATTACCTGTATTTGTTGCATCTATTCCTGTGCTTTGTAAACCTACTCTAAATGCTTGTCTTACATCTGCTGTTACTGTATCGCTTTTTATATCATATGTAGATAAAGGGTTTAATGCACTTAAATCTTCATCAGCAAATAATTCTTTTAAGCTATTAGGCTCTCCAAAGAAAACAACCTTATAAGTGTGAGGTTTATTGTTTTTCATACTAACTCCATCTAATCTTAATTTACCTGATTTAAAAGGAGTGTGGTTTATCTCAATTCTTGCAGCAACTTGAAATCTGGCATCAAAGCCACCTGTGATATCAAAGTTGTAATAGTGTTTAAATAGCTTGTTGTTTGTTGAAGATGCAGGTAAATTAAACTGCTTAGAAAAAGGTGTAAATACTACACTTATATCTTGAACATTCTGTATAGAATCTGTGATACTAATTGTCTCATCTTGGAATAAATCAACTCGAGTATCTTGTATATATAGTTGAACTTCACGCCTCATACTATGTTATTGATAATGTCGTTAGCTTCTTCTACCTCTAATGTATATTGAATTAACTTATCGTTTAATGATGTCTTTTTAAGTAAAGAGCTTGTGTTAACGATTACAGGTCTCCATCTGTTTCCATCAGTAGATTCATATTTTATCCATACATATTCACTTAATAAAACATCTTCTATTACTTCGTTGTATGCCTCTGCTATGTAATCTGTGTTTAATGTATATCGTTTCTTGCCTGTTTTGTTAAATACTGTTGTTTGATGATCTTCTTCTTCATAATTAGATGTAGCATACTTAAATATGTTTCTCTTAAATGTTTCGCTTTTAGTATTCATACTTTCGGATGACTTTAAAAAGAAATAAAGGTCTTGTGGTGCGCCATTCTTATTTATAAACCTCATTTGTACAGGACTATATTTAGCACTACAGATTCTTTGTATTGTCCAAGTGTATTGACCTGATGCTGAGGTAACACTTGTTGCTGTAGTACTTATTGTTGTTTTAGAGGTCGAGCCTGAGTTCATATCCCACACAAAACTTGCTGTGTTTTCAGGTAAGTAAACAATTCTTGAATCGCCTGTGTTAGTTAACTCGTAATCATCTGGGTCAATGTCATTACCACCGACACCTTGAGAAAAATAAGTATATCCATAAAATCCTGTGTGGGTTACAGTTGATGTTGCTAACTGACTACCTCCTCCATCTACTGCATCATAAGCATACCAAGTTGCTGAAATAGCTACTGTATCAAAGTTAGAGCCTGAAGCTCCACCATAATTAGGATCGTAATAATCTCTACATAAAGTTGATAGTTCAAATACAGTTCTGTTGCTTACAGCATTTTTTATAATAGTGTAACGTAATGTACCATCAATAGTAAGTTCTAACTTAGCTGACAGATGTGAGCCTGTTGTTATCGTTAGGTATTTAGGACTTCTTAGTAGTATATTAGCCATTATTCAAATATTATATTTTCTAGATCTGTTACAAATTTTTCTTGTAATTCTTTTGGTAGTTTCTTAACCCCTTGTTGAAAAGGTACAGTAAAAAACATACTTGGTTTTATACCTGATAAATATATGCTTCTTACCATCATATACCGTAAACTTTTTCTTGTGATAAATCTACCTTTCTTGTCTCTACCTCTTATACCTCTTTGTCTTATCCAATCTGTAAGACCTTTTCTTAATCCTCCCCCTCTACCTTTGCCGAATTGAAAAGGACTATCTGGTGCTTGTTGTTGACCATATTTTTTTGATCCTTTTGGTAATCTATTAGGGTTTGCTCCTTTTACACCCTGATCAACAAACTTACCATAATCTTCCATAAAAAACTTTACACCTACTATATCCCCTTTTTGATAAGGTAAATATTCTAAGCTGTTATATAGTTTTTTATTTACGTTTTTTTTACCCTTTGTAAGTCTTGACCTAGCTTGTTGTATTACAAACTTCCCAAACTTATTTAAATGTTCTTTTGTTTCTTTTAACTGCATACGTTTATATCATTTGCGATTAATACATTAAACGTACAAGCTACACCTGCCATTTGATTCTCAAACCTTTCATAAAAGAACTCACAAGAAGCATCTCCCTCTAATTGATATTTGTCTTGGTATAAAGTTCCTTTACTTAAAAGACCTACTAATTTGTTTGCTACAGCTAATTGTGTGTTTATAATATCTTGCTCGTTGTTGTTGCCTCTAAAGATGTCTGTTGTTTCATCCTTTGATTGATCTACTATATCCATACACATAACTGTAATGTTAAAGTTGAGGACTTGTTCTTGGATTGTTACGTTGTTTACTATTATGTGGCTTAAAGGAAAGATTGTTTGTTTAGATAAGTCTATATCGAATATATCGCCTGTTGTTACAGTATTGACATTCTCATCATTTAAGAGATTAGTCTTAATGGTGTCTGTGATTTGGTAATAGCCTCTTACTCCTTGATTCATCGGTTAAATTTACTTTTCATTTGTTTTGATTCTGTCTCTGCTTTGTCTTTCATAAAACTTAAAGCGTAAAGACAGGTGTGTATGTTTAGTTTAGTGATATCTTCAAATCTCCTAATATCTCCCTTAGCGAGGCTGAAAAGTGATTGATACCATCCCCATTTTCTCCCAAAATTTGCTGTTGGACTAAGTCCATCTCCTCCTCCTCCAAATAGCTCATCATAGCTTGAGACAAGTCCATCCCTAAATGATAAAAAAAAAGTATGGAACTTAATACAGCATCCATCGGCATTGACTTCATTATATCACTTTCTTCTCCTTGATAATCTTCTATTAAATACTTCTCATCATACTTTTGTTTGATAGGTCTGTAAAGGACTGCCATAGCTCTATGTAGATTATCCATATCTCCTATGTAAGTATCCAAGTCTATGTATTCTCCGAATGACATATCTTCTAGCTTAGGTATAAAGCCATAAGTTCTACCATTCATTTTAAACTCTTTGACTAGCTGAGGTTTTTCATTGAACATATTAGAAAGGATTGTTGTTATGTCCTTTATGCTTTTAGCTTTCATAGCTAGTATTGTGTCGCCTCTTAGTCCACAAAATATTTCTATCATTTTCATAGCTAAGAAGTTCTCATCTTCGTTCTCAGATTGTATCTTTAGATACTTTTGATATTGACCTAAAGTGATCTCACTTAAAGTGTCTGGGATATAAACCTCTACTTTCATATATATATAACGTAAAAAAATAAAGTTTTAGAAACTATCTAATTGCGTACTTACCCCTATTAGGATTCTTTAATTGCATCATTAAAGCGTATCGAGCTGCATCAATACAGTCAGGGTGTGTACCTGTAGGTTTTTGTAGATTGTTACCCTCTTTGTCTCTATCCCATACATAGCCTTGTAGCTCTCTTATTAGATTCTTAGAATGGCTTGTTATGTAGATTTCGTTTTGGTTGATTAGGTTTATCCCATAGACTATAGAATCTCTACCCTTTGATACAGGGAATACCTTGTGTCCATAGTTTCTTAGTTCTTGAATAGACTTAGGCTCTGCACTATCTGCGTATATGTGTTCTCGTATCTCGTTTTGTTTAATGAAGTAGCTAAGGTCTCTATTTAACATACCCTTACGATACAATACCTCATCAAAGATATAAGCATCATTCCATTTGTATAGTCTTATAATAGTTGAGGGATCTACAGAATAACCAAAGTCTAAGCCTGAGCAAAGTAATCTTGCTTCGCTTGGTATTTGGTCTATAGGTTTCCAATCAGGAATACACACACCCTCTAAACTACCTATCTGTCCAAGTCCATATACTTTCCACCAATTCGCCCAATAGGTTGAGGTCTTACCTTTCTCTCTTGCTTTCTCTATTTCTTTGACTATAGATTCAGGTAGACTATCGTTGTCTTTATAAGTTAAGGTTATAAAGTTCGCATCTTGCTGTCCTATTAGTTCTTTGTCTACCCAAAACAAATTAGCAGGATTGTAGTCTAACCAAATGTTGCCTGATGTTCTAACTGCTAATTGTTGGTAAGAATCAAAGCTAACATTGTTACACTCGTTTATAAATAAGTCTGTTCTTCTTGCGCCTCTTAATTTGTCAGGCTGATCTGTGCTAAAGAACTCTATATAACTACCATTACTGAATTCGTATTTTAAAGTACTCTTATTGAACTTTCTATCATCATACCTATTCAACCCCTTTAAGATGTTTAAGAAGTCTTTTAAAGCACCTCTACGCAAGTGTGGTATTGATTCAGCTACTATGCTTATTTCTTTTCCCTTGTTTCGAATTGCATAGTCTATAAGGATTGCTATGATTGCTATTGTTTTACCTGCTGATGATCCTCCTCTTATGATTCGGATTCTTTTGTCAAGTTCTCTTAGTTTTAGTAGTGCTGAGGTTTTGGTTACTTGCATTAATCAATAAATAAAGGTACATCTTCGTTTATGTGTATGTCCTTTGTTTCTTTTGGTTTACCTGCTACATAGTTGTAGTATAGTTGTACATATTTAAAGTCGCCTTTCTCTAAACCTTTTTTAAGAGCTTCAAATGCTAAAGGCTCAAGTGGTGTAAGTTTCTCTACTAATTTAAGCTCATCAGCTTTAGGCTTTCTACCTGATCCCTCTCTTTTACCTCCGTGTGTACTCATCTTGAAAAAACTTGATTAATCAAATATATAACGTTAGTTTTCTTCTTTTTTGTCAAGCTGTTTTTTAATTACCTCTACACTCAAGTAGATTTGGCTTACTATATTCTCTAATCTTTTTATTCTTTGTATTGTTGTGTATTTTTTGTTTACCATAGTCTGCCTTGTTGTTTATGTTGTTCTATTCGTTTCTTTGCTGCTTCAAAGTATTCTTTGTCTATTTCGTATCCTGTTAGATCAAAGCCTAAGTTATGACAAGCTATTGCTATTGAGCCACTACCTAAATGTGTATCTAATATTTTATATCCATCTTTAGCGTAATTGATTAACAGCCACTCGTATAGCTTTACAGGTTTTTCAGTTGGGTGTATTCGGTTTGGATTTTGTGGTGCAATCTCTATCCATTTAGATGTAGTTCCTAAATTTTCTGACAAACTTGCTATTTCACACATCGACATAGTAAAGTTTTCACTTATTGTCTTTTTTTTCCAAACAACAAAACCTTTCCATTGTGGCTGCTCAAAATTATTAGCACCCCATATAATTTGTTCTTTGCTTACTCTGTATAACTCTTTCCAATATTCGCTTGTTGGTCTGCCCTCTAAACTTTTCATAGAGCCATTTGCCCTCATATCTTTAGTAGGTTGATTAACATCTCTGTAAGGAGGATCAACAATAGCTAAGTCAAACTGATTGTCTGACATTTCTTTCATAGCTTCCATACAGTCTTGGTTGTATATCATCCGTTTATTTTTTTATAATCGTTTAGGTACACTTCTAATAGTGGTCTAAAATCATTTATTGAGCTTACAGCTAAATGTCCTGTCTTTGCCATTTTTTCGTATTGGTTAAACAAATGGTCTATTGCACCTTTATCTTTGTTTGCTTTTGTGTAAGCCACTTTGATAAATTCTCTAACACAATATGCTGTAATTTTTTTACTCCCATACTTTTCATACAAGTCAGAAAAATTATGTAATAAGTATTTACCAAACTCTACATCTTCTATTTTAGCTATACCTTTTTTAAATTTACTATTATTAGAGTGTGTTCCTCTTGTAAAGAATATGTTTATTACGTTTCCTACTGACACATTGTTAGAGTTGCTCATATAAGCATCATAAACTGTTTTGTAGTCCTCGTTTTGATCTGCAAATGTTTTTAAGTAATCAAACATACCCCAAGCCTTGTTTCCGTTGTTTAGACTTATAATACAATCCAAATGTTCTTTTACTTGTTTAGTATCTACCCAATCTACTATATATGCAGGTACTGTTTCTTGTTTTAGCATTTTTGCTGCCTCAATTCTGTGGTGTCCCTCTAACACATCGCCTGTTACTGATGCAACTACAGGTATTAACCATCCATAGTCTATAAGTTTTGTTTTAAAGTTCTCTGCGTGATTGATTGTCATATCTCTATTGACTTTTGCATACTTTAATTTGTTGATTGGGTAATTAGGTTTAAATTTTCCTTTTTTTAGTGTTTCCATTGTTTTTAGATTTAGTTATTAATTATTATTCTGTTCCTGATATTATTTGATCGTGTGGTAGTCTGTTGCGATTGTATTGGTCTATGTACCATTGTTCGCCTCTGTCTCCCTCTATTTCTTTTTGTAAGTGTGCTAATGCTCTCCAAGCTATTTTGGCTGAGTGTCTTACTCCGTCTATATCGTGCATACCATTCTCCATTAGGTGTCGCATAAGTGCATCAAGATCATCACTACTCTTTTCTCTATCCCAATGTATCTCCTCATCAGGATGATGTTGTTTAGATCCTATGTAGCTTACTCTTGCTACTTCGCATAGTGCATCAGGGAAATACTTTATTAGTCCTCTATACAAGGGTATCTCTTTTCTCTTTTGTTTGTTCTTTTCCATCTATATCGTTTAAGGGTAATTTGTCTACTATCTTTAATAGTCTCTTTAAGTCTTTTTCTTT